AACGATACAGAACCTATAATTGTTAAGTAGTACTTAATATCACGATAAATTAATAGTTGACAAGGTAATAGACTTATGAGATTATTTGTGTACGGTCAATTCCGACCGGATGCCACTAAATGGAGCGAACCATGGCAACTAAACAAGTATCCAAGCCTGTTATAACCCTTGAAACCCCCACACCCGCAATGGTAGACCTTGCCAAAACTTTTGGCGAAGCTGGCAAAACGGCAGAATCTGCCCGTGACAATGCTAATTCGATTGCGGCAAAGTTGCATAAGCTTGTACCCGCTAGTTCCGCAAAGGTTTTGCTTGCTGAAGGTTCAATGCTTTGTGATGCTTTCCTTGCGGGTAGGTTTACCTTCAAGGCGGGCAAGTATTACGGGGCCAAAGGAAAGGCGCAATCGGCGGGTGCAATTCGAGTCTATCTGGCACATTTTCGCAAGGCAGTTACAACTGGCCAAGCCTACGACGAAAACAAAGTAAAAAAGGCAGGTAAAAAGACGGGTGCCAAAACTGAAAAGTCCGGCGACATCAATCTTAAGATTCTCGCAAAAGATGATAAAGCCAAAGCAATTGAAAGGCTGCGCGATTTTGCAAACAAGCTTAAGGGTACCGACAAATTTGCGCCGATTGCGGCATTTTTGATTGACGCATTGGATGAAGCTGAAGGTAAATAATCAATCGGGGGCAATGCCCCCCATTACTTAGGGGATTGAAATGGATAGAATGGAAAGTTTCATTATGGGTTATATGGTTGCAATGCTACTCGTGACAATTGCTTTAGCTGCTACTGGCACAATCTAAAATCTAACCCGCGCAATTTAGCCCGCCAATCGGCGGGTTTTTTGTTGTCTTTTTTATTGCGGTTACCGTTATGCTGCATGCAGCATAACGTTTTTTTGCGCCCCTGTCAACTTTTTTCTGATGCCAGTTCTTATCTGTGCGTGGGTGCGAGCGTGAGTGAGAGTGAGTGAGACCGAGCAAACATAGAAAAAACGTGTTAACACGTGTTGCGCGGCGTCGGAAACCAGTTCCGCAGAGAGTGAGAGGGTTTGTTAAGTACTACTTAACATCGCGTCATGCACTATATTTCGCCTATTGTTCCGTGCCGTGACACAAAAGGGCACTTGAAAGCACAATCCTAAGTCATTGATTCGCAATTGTTTTTTTCGTTTTTTGCAGTCAATTGTTCCGTATTGTTCCACATGAAAGCACAATCCTAAGTCATTGATTTTAAATGTGTAAGTGGCATTTTCCTATCTATTGTTCACTAAAACAAAATATATATACCGACTCCTTTGATGTTCTATTAGATTTATATAATACGCGCACCCGTTTTATCATGGAAATCTAATAGACCGAGCGGCTTGGCAGGGGGTATATTTCACGGAACAAATGAACAAGTTGACACAAACGCACCTAACATCATGATTTCAATACGTTTTCAATTTTTCCAAACGCCGACACAATCCGGAACAATGCAGAACAATACCCTTGTTAAGTAGTACTTAACATCGAAAACACCCCAAACATCTAATACACCTATAGAAAAAAATCGATACTAATAAAAAATCTTATATTAGTTCTAGTAGATTTTGACGTTGGGGGCTTGACAAGGTAATAGACTTATGAGATAATAGGGGTTAGTTGGGAATACGTTCCCGACGCGCTCTCTCGTTCCTTAACAATCTGTACGAAATGCCGATTGTGGTAGTTGGTTTGTTGATTGTGTTTGTTAAGTACTACTTAACACGCGATACGCACTCCAACTGCCACACGGTGCAGAGTAGGCGTAAAGATGTGCGTGGTGCACAGATAACGTCTGGATTACTTGTGGTATGCCTAGGCTTGCGTGTTGCATGGGATCGCCGTGTCCCGCTGACCCTTATCTTATTGGGCTGCAACATTCACAGCATGTAATTCGGTCGCATCTCCCTCCCATGTCGCTACCTTAGTAGTATCTCTGCGGTGCTTTGTTGTGCGAGTTAGGTTTGATGGGTTTGTTGTGTTGAGTTCACCCACCAACATCTTTCTATATGTCACGCACAGCAATGCACCCGACCCGAACCCCAAACAGGACTGCAATAAATGAGCAGAGGGTCTACCACTGCGTGTGCAGTGGACAGGTAGTGGATGTTAGGTGCAGAGATAAACGTTAAGTACTACTTAACAAACGACACCTCAAACAGCATCACAAACAACACCCGCTGCCTGTCCGGTGCACATGCACCACAACAACTTACAGGAGAGTGAAATGACGACGAGAACCACACAAACCCTAGCCGAGCAACTCAAGAGCATCAAACCCCAAGTGCGGACAGTGCCTAAAGTAGAAGTGCGACGGGTGCAGCGTCGCGTGTTCGGTGGGTATGAGTATGACGTGCAGTACGTCAAGCCCACATGGGAAGCCCTGAGCAAGAGCGAGCGTGCTCAGTTTTTGGATTTGTTCGTTTTATAGGGGTAAGAGATGATTAAGTACGTTCACTGCCGTGACTGCGGCACAGACTTATTAGATCCGCTCGATACGCTTAATGGCTTTTGTTGGGACTGTAGGGAGCGTAATTCAATAGAAGTTCGCAAGGGCTGGTGCGTGGCTCCCATGCACAAGAGCAACTACATATTAATAACAGACCGCAAGCTGCTGACAGGGTTGAACAACAAAGGAGGATTGGTGAAATGAGTGCGGACATGGGGCAGTTCGATGCGAGGAAAACCACCCCATCGAGTAAAGAAGCGCAGGATCAAGTATTTGCAAAGTTTAAACAAAGGAGGGTTGGTGAAATGAAAAAGTTTGAGGTGTTGGTGATGGCGCAGCAGTACTACACAGTCTATATCGATGCTGAGTCTATTGAGGACGCACACAAGCAAGCATGGGACAACGTGGGGCAGATCATCATGCGTGATGCAGATGATTACGAAGTTGAAGTGCGTGTCGAAGGTGAAGTTAAGTAGTACTTAACAAGGAGATGAAGATGAGAACCAAGAAAACTTTCTACAAGAACAAACGCACCACGGTGCGGAAGATGTTGGCGTGGGCGTTGGAGAAACCGAAGCGCGAGTGGCCCACGTCACGCGCTGACAAAGAGTGGCGACAAGACTGTTCTAAACCAACTCGCAGATGGGCTGTGGGTTACGTGCGAGCGTTCGTCGGTCCGCATTTCTTTGCAGGATGCTACGACGGTGCAGAGTTTGATTAAGGGGATAGATATGAAAGACATTATTGTTTGTGATTTGGATGGGACGCTCGCTAACTGCGAGCACCGTGTGCACCACGTGCAGAAAACAGATGGTGCAGGACTCAGACGCAAGCCCAACTGGGATGCGTTCTACGCAGGGGTCAAAGACGACGAAGCAAACTACCCTGTGCTGAACCTCTTGCATACCTACTTATCGGCTGAACACGACTACCACTTGATCTTTTGCTCAGGCAGACCTGAACGGTGCAGGGATGACACAGAAACATGGTTGCACGAGCAGGGGTTTCATCGAGGGCACAAGGCACGGTACGAACTGCTCATGCGGAAGGATGGCGACTTCCGTGCGGACAACGTTGTTAAGCAGGAGATTCTTGACGCGCACATCGACAAGGATCGTGTGCTGTTTGTGCTTGATGACAGGCAGCAAGTTGTTGACATGTGGAGGCGTAATGGGTTGACGTGTTTTCAGGTAGCAGAAGGTAACTTTTAAGGAGATAGATATGAGTGACAAGTACACAGCACATGTGCAGATGTGCCAAGACGGGAATGAGTTTTTGATTAGGTTCGTTGGGCTGACGCTTGGTGAAGCTAAAGCGTTTATGCGTATCTTCGACAAGTTCGATCACGTGTATAGCGATGCTGGATTGATACGACGTGGGTGGGAATTAGTTGAGAAAGTTAAGTAGTACTTAACATGGATACGCATGCGCTGCTGATATGGAAGGATCTTCTACAAGGTTCGACAGACCCTGCCGATTTGTACACTGGGCATATCGTTGTTGCATTAGTCCATTGGGATCCTAGCAAGCAATACTTAGAGGAGTGGGTAGAAGTTGCCCGAGGTACTGAAGCAGAGATAGATACGTTATTTAAATTAACACAAGGAGTGAACCATGACGATATTAAATACTAACCACAACTACGAAGATCTAAAGCGTAAGTACGAGAACACCAAGCCCATACGTGGGCGGTCTGTCGATGTGCGACCCATTGGCGAACGTCGCAGGGACTGGGAGCAAGTGGTGCGTGTGGTGGATAACGCCACGGGTGAGGTGCTGTACGGTGGGAAGTTTCACAACACTAATGTGTTTCTGTTTCGACCGAATGGTAACGTTATATTTTGTGTGAATGGGTGGCACACACCGACCACGAGAGAGTTTATTAACGAGCACTGCCCAGTGGCAGGTGCAAGCATAAGCAAGAGCAGGATGTGGATGTACTTCGGTGCCAATGGCACATGCAATACCTACGTGAATCTGCCGGACTCGAAACCTCTTGAGATTGAGTACGACCCCGAGTTACGTAAATACAAAACGGATAAGTTCTTACACGCTAAGCAGTGGGTGGTGGACCGCAAGCTAGCTAAAGAACAACGCGAGCGGGTAAAGCCCTTCCTTGACTACTGCCGTGTGATGCTGAGCCTGAGCGATGGGCTTATCACAAGAGATCGTGGGTTTGAGGCTGTAAGAAATCATATGTTAGTAAATGCCGTCGAGCGTACGTATGTGCCGACGCGGGATGCTTACGAGGTATTGGTTGAACTGTTACAGGATGAGTCTAAGTGGGAGACGGTGTTGTTGCAACGTGTCATGTATGGCAACGCTACCGTTACAAAAAGTTCGATGGGATATCACGTGCCCCTTGAGTTTATGACTACATGGTTCAGTGCGGTGGTGCGTACGCAGAGAGACTTCTACACCACACGTGATATCGAGGTAGGTACTAGACATAGACATAATTTAGTGTTATAATGTAGTTATAAGATGTGAATTGGGAACGTTGTTAAGTAGTACTTAACTTTATGGAGAGTGATATGGCTACTATTAATCTAGGTAATTCGTTGTCGTTGCGTGAGTTTGCATTGTCGGTTGCAACTGTTGGTAAAGATGTTACGGTGATCGGTCAAGGCGAGCCTGGGATCGGTAAGTCTAGTGTGTTGGGCATGCTCAAGAACATGATGCCTGAGTATGAGACTGCGTATATCGACTGCACGCTGCTTGATCTGTCTGACTTTGCACTGCCCTTCACGGTTGAGGAGAACGGTGTGAGGGTTACTCGGTTCGCACCTAACGCACGGTTCAAGCTGCACACTAACAGGCCCGTGATCGTTATGCTTGATGAGATCGGTAAGGCTATGAAGTCTGTTAAGAACGTGCTGCTTACGCTCATGCTTGAGAAGCGTATCGGTTCGGACTATCTGCACAAAGACTCTATCGTGTGCGGTACTACTAACTTATCAACCGATGGTGTGGGCGATCTGCTTGAGGCACATGCTCGCAACCGTGCTTGTATTGTGCACGTTCGCAAACCACACGCAGGGTTTACGGCAGATGGTGGGGTGGACGCTGACTCGTGGGGTGCCTGGGCATTGGACAACAACATCGCACCAGAAGTTATTGCATGGGTCAAGCAGACACCACAAGCCCTTGAGAGTTACACCGACCCTGCACAGCGCGAGAACCAATACATCTTTCATCCGACCAAACCTACGACAGCATTTGTTACGCCTCGCTCGTTAGCGAAAGCGTCGGAGATTGCCAAGCAGCGGCAGCACTTGGGCGATATGGTTACACAGACTTTGTTGGCAGGCACTATTGGTGAGAGTGCAGCACGTGATATGCAGGCTTTCTTTACGGTGGTGGACAAGCTGCCGACGTGGGAGCAGATCATCGCTAATCCTAAGAACGCTAAGTTGCCTGGGGAGCATGACGTGGTGGCTAAGATTCTCGTGGTGTTCAGTGCACTCACACGGGTTGATGAGAAGACACTCGATGCGTGGCTTGACTATGCCGAGCGTCTTGAGATGGAGATGCAAGCACTCTTTGCTAAGTCTGGTATGCGGTCCACGTCTAAGCAAGGCATGCTCGCTCGTAACAGTAAGTTCAAAGCATGGGCCGTGCGTAATCAGTGGGCTTTTTAACCACTAGTGGTATAATAACCCATCAAACATACAGGAGTGGGTTATATGGAAAAGAAATACAACCAAAGTGTGGCGGACTCCAATCGTCGCAGAACTAAACACGGGCACGCCACACGCGACATGGGCGCAACTAAGGTTTATAAAACTTGGGTGGGTTTGAAGAGCCGATGTGGTAATCCTAACGATCCTGCATATAAGCGATATGGGGGACGCGGGATAACGGTGTGCGAACGATGGGCAGTGTTTGAAAACTTCTATGCGGACATTGGAGATCCTCCAACCCCTAATCACACGTTGGACAGGATTAACAACGATGGAGGATATGAACCTGGAAACGTTCGATGGGCTACAAGAAAGGAACAATCTAACAACATAAGTACAAACACTTGGGTTGAATATGAAGGTAAACGAATGACGTGGGCGCAGTGGGCAGAGTATTTAGAGATACCGTACAACTGCCTAATGACTCGCGTACGAGATAAAACTGACCTTAAAGACATATTAATTAAGGGTAAGTTGCGTACGGGAAGGCGCAAAAAGTTAAGTAGTACTTAACAAGGAGAGTGATATGACACAGAAACTATCTGCTGAGCAGCGTATACAGAAGGCACACATTGCCTTGATGAACAACCCCAACTACTGCTTGTACTCAGGCATCTTCCTCATGGGTAAGAATGAGGTGCTCGATACGGGTTGTCCCACTGCGTACACCGACGGTCGCAACGTGCGGTATGGACGTAAGTTTGTGGATGAGTTGAGCGATGCCGAGTTGAAGGGTTTGATCTTGCACGAGAACATGCACAAGGCGTTCAGGCATCTGACTATCTGGGAAGATCTTCACAGGCAGAACGCACGCAAGGCTAACTACGCTTGCGATTATGTAATCAATCTCATGATCTACGACTCAGACCCCAAAGGTGCAGAGGTGCGGGTGCCCAAGGGTGGGCTACTCGATGAGCAGTATCGTGGCATGGACGCAGGGACGGTGTTTCGATTACTTAAAGATAATGGCGGAGGCGGTAATGGTCAGACACCAAGTGATGGTCAGGATGGCTCGCAAGAGGGTGGACAGGACGTGCTCGACGATCATGGATGGGATGAAGCTAAGGAGATGTCCCGAGAAGAACGAGAGACTCTCGGTCGAGAGATTGAGCAAGCACTGCGACAAGGTGCACTGCTAGCAGGGAAGATGAAGGGCAACATCCCACGTGAGGTTACTGACGCACTTGAACCCAAGGTGAATTGGCGTGAGGTGTTGCGTGACTTCATAACATCTTACTGTGCAGACAAAGATATATCTACGTGGCGCAAGCCGAACAGACGGTGGGTTGATCGGGATATTTATATGCCATCGCTCATCGGTGAGTCAGTCGGTAGGCTTGTGATCGCTATCGATACGTCAGGGTCTATTGGCACGGCGGAGATCGGACAGTTTCTTGGCGAGCTTACGGCGATCTGCCGCAACGTGACACCCGAGGGTATCGACCTGCTGTACTGGGATGCTGAAGTGTGTCAGCACGAGAAGTATGAGCCGGATCAGTACGAGTCACTGCTCACAACAACTAAGCCTAACGGTGGGGGTGGCACTAACCCGCAGTGTGTCGTGGACTACATGAAGGCACAGAACATCAAGGCCGAGTGCTGCGTGGTGCTGACCGATGGCTACGTGCCGACCTGGGGTGAGGGTTGGACGTGCCCTGTGCTGTGGGGTATCACTACAAAACGTATCACTGCCGATGTTGGCACATCTATACATATCGAGGACTAATCATGCCATCTGCGAAATCATACAAAGCACTGCTCATCCGTGAGGATGCTCGCAAGTCAATCGATAAAGCCAAAGGTTTGTACAAAGAAAAGACAGGGCTTGATCTTAACTACACGCAGTTCGTACTGCTGATGTCTCGCGTGTTTATCGAGAGGGAGATCCTCGGAGATGTTAAGTACGACTTAACAAATCGTGATGAATGATCCCGAGTACGAATACATCATCGAGGAAATCAACCACATCACGCATGACCGGAAGCACTATCGGTTGTTGCGTAAGACTGCAACCGACGCACGAGAAGTTGTTATCCCGTGGAGCAATGAAGAAGAGTTCAAAGCAATCATTGCTTTGATGGACCCTAAACCCATGCAGCACAGATTCTTTTACTAACAGGAGAGTGATATGAGTAACGATATTATGGTTGTCGATGTATCTGAAGCAGTCGTTGTCGATCTGAACATCAGCCTGTGGACTGCACGTAAGCTTGATAAGAAAGTATCGCAGGAGGTTGACCACAACAAGAACACTAAGGTCAAGGCAGGTAACTACAACAAGCACCTGCTTGCAGGTACGCAGAAGCTCGATGAACTTAACAAGCTCGTCGGTGCGATCCGCACGTGGCACTATGAGCAGACGATGCTGTGGTCGGACAGCGGCTCACGTCTGTTGCCATTCGCTAACTTCTTTACGTACAAGCCGACGCTCGACGCCTACAAAAAGCAGTTTGAAGATGCGGTGGATCAGTTCTTGGTTGAGTATCCGCAACTGGTATCAGCAGCAGCCTTTCAGCTTGGCGATTTGTTTGACCGCGACGAGTATCCCGATGCAGAACAACTGCGTGGGAAGTTCCGCTTTCGTTACAACATCACGCCACTTGCAACTGCTAATGACTTTCGCCTTCGTGCCGGTCAGAAAGTGATCGATGAACTGCGCCAACAATACGAAGAATCATTTAATAACAAGTTACAGGATGCGATGAAGGACTTGTGGACGCGGCTTCATGATGTGTTGAAGCACATGAGTGACAAGCTTGCAGATGCTCAAACCCCACGTGTAGCGAAGGATGGCACTCAGAACCACACGCAGATCTTCCGTGATTCGCTCATGACCAATGCGTTTGACCTGTGCGACCTGCTCACTAGACTCAATGTGACTAATGATCCGCAGCTTGAGTTTGCACGTAAGCGTCTTGAGCAAGCGATCTCGGGTGTGTCTGCCGAGGCTGTGCGTGATAGCGATCAGGTACGTAAAGATGTTAAGCAGAAGGTCGATGACATCCTGGGTGCGTTTAACTTTTGAGGTGACTATGGACGGCTATGCACTGTTGTTTGCAGTAATGGGTGTGGTGATCCTGATGCTTGGGTATCAGGTGATCCGCTTGGCGGGAATACTTAAGGTATTGACCGAGGGTTTGTTTGCTGTCGCAGATGGGTATGCAGAGGTGCGACGTGATGATGAGGATGTCGTTAGATTTTTCCCAACCAATAGGAGAGTGAACCATGACGTATGATGAATTTTTTAGAACCGTATCAGGTCTTCAGAGTAAGTTGCGGCAGCTTGCTGTTGCGTTTTATCGTTCCCAACCTGGGAAACCACTAAGGTTTGAGGTGCTTGGTAATAATGATTTCCATTTCAATATCTACGACGGTAACTATCCACAAGTTACTAAGAAGATAGGGTCTGTTACTTTAGGTGGGTCTACGTTTTCGCTGAGTTCAAGACTCATCACCAATAAAAAATACAACGAGAGTTCATCGAACTACAACACTCGTGAGACAACCAACTTTGATCGTGCGCTTAGCATCATGATCGATACGTTCAAGCCTTGGAACCCTATGGAGTTTCTTGACGGCCGTCGGTATGCAGTGACTGACGTGCTTGGTAAATGGAGAGACAAGAACAAGCACAAAACGTTTGCAGCGTTTAGCCCCGACTACACAATTGTCTATGAAGAAGTTAAGGCATTACGTGCGATGGGTGTGCAGTTCCAAACCCCGCAGTTCAGAGACATGGTCAATGCGCTTGAGATGGGCGAGGATCACATGCAACGTAAGTCTGCTCGCATGATTTTGTTTTATGTGGTGGTAGACGCGAAGGAACATATAACCTTTGCTTGGACAAGCGAGATACGTCAAGGCACTGCACCCTTCGACGCACTGGACACTAACAAGAAGAGACATGTTATGTCAGAAGAGTTCTTGCCTGAATATCTTAGGAGCGACTATGCCATGCTCAAGATAATGAACCCTGGCGAAGAGCTGGATGGGGTGGGCAAGCGTATATCTGGCTTTGAGTACGTGATCTACAAACGAGTTGACGATGTTAGGAGTATTTAGTAATATGAGTTCAGATAATAGCGATGATGATTACTATGTAACACGAGGTCCGAGGCACGCTATATTTCTTAGAGATAGGATTGCGATGGAGCAGCAAGCAGCAGGCAGTATCGCCGCACGTGTAGAGATGGTAGTAGGCAGCACCGAGGAGGGACGCATGGTGAGTATTTACTCAGAGCTTGATATGAAGTTCCCCCCGATGCCTGACATTGTGCGAGAGAGGCTTGCTGTGGTGAGGCTGCTGGCAAAGGGTGAGCGGCTAGCAAATGTTGGTAAACGTCAAGGTGCAGATGTGTTCTATCTTTACTTTACGGAGGAAGAAGTCAATGCCATTACGCAAACAAGAATCAAGTACTACGTTGAGCACAACGCACGATCCGTTCCCTTTGACCCCCGAGCAGATGCGATGGCCTTTCAGGTCATCCGAAGAACGGGCAATGATCGCAGCGTGGGCGAAGCGAAACAAATCATCCGAGACAAAAGCAGCACGTGAATCTGTTGGAGAGGCACCGTTCTAATGGACACCTTATCAAGACGGGATCAGAAGATTATCAGTTATATACAGGAGCGAACGATGCCGCCGTCGGTTGCACAGATAGCACTACACATACCAACATCTCGACAGAACGCACACCGATTACTGACAAGCCTTGTACGTAAGGGTTATATCAAAAGTATATTCAAGCAGATCGAAGACAAGAAGCCTGAGCGTAGGTATGTGATGCCGGACTCACCACTTGCAGATCCGCCCAAACCAGTCAAACCCAAGAAGCCTAAGTACAATTTTTACAACGACCCATTTAACTTAGCGAGGAAGAGTGATGCAATTAAAGACAACGTCTGAAAGCACGAACGTACTACAAACGTTTATGAGGCAGTGGAAGATACTCAAGCAACCCTACCCGTGGAAAGACCCCAAGGTGCTAGCCGAACGCAAGCGTATCGCAGCACTCGATAGAGCACGTATTGAACTCAGACTAAATGGAGGTGTCGAATGACTATCATGACAAGTACTCTACCCACGGCTCCCCGTGCGGACGCAACATCAAACATGCACCCGATTCAAAAATTAACAAAAGATCTCAAGGCAGCAGCGACCAAGTTGTCTGACGACGAGGCAAGGTTTCTTGTTGATTACTACTACATCTGTCAAGAAGATAGGAAGCGTAGTACAAATCAAGTACGCGCACTGGATGAGTCTAATGAACCCAATGCCGTTTTAGGTTGGCTTGCCGAACAATCAGAAAATCTTGAGGGACAGATAAAGAAAGCACTCGATGTATACACTGAAGCGCATGTTATGGGTGCGTGGATGCGGCAGATTGTCGGCATCGGTCCTGTTATTAGTGCAGGTTTGTTAGCACATATTGATATTACCAAGGCACCCACGGTCGGGCATATCTGGAGGTATGCAGGGCTTGATCCCACAAGCAAATGGGAGAAAGGTGAGAAGCGCCCTTGGAACGCAGGGTTGAAGACGTTGTGTTGGAAAGCAGGGCAGAGCTTTATGAAGTTCAGTGGGCGTGATGACTGCTACTATGGGCATGTGTACCGAGAGCGTAAAGCGTATGAGATCGCACGTAATGAGCGAGGCGATAACAAAGACTTGGCAACGAGTCTTCTTAGTAAATATAACAAGAGCACCGAAGCATACAAACATCTTAGCAATGGTGTGCTGCCTCCTGCACAGATTGACGCACGGGCTAGACGTTATGCCGTGAAGCTTTTCTTATCTCATCTGCATGGTGCGTGGTATGAGACACACTTTGGCACGAAGCCCCCACTGCCTTACCCAATTGCACATATGGGGCATGTGCATGTTATTCCATCACCTGTTTAACCAAGGTCACGGAGAGAACCAAAGAAATTGAGTGAGTCACTCCGTTTGAGAGAACCATTCAAAGCGAACGAGTCACTAGATCGGAGAGAACCAATGAGTAAGAACGAGTCGTAAGAACCGAGAGAACCATTCTTGAAGAACGAACCATGGATCGCGAGAGAACCAGTTCGCATGAGTGAGTCAAAAGGAGTAAGAGAACCACACTTTGCGAACGAGTCATTATTGGCAAGAGAACCACTCAGGAAGAGCGAGTCAAAGAGCAAAAGAGAACCATGGACAGAGAACGAGTCACGAGCATCGATAGAACCAAGGATGTCGAACGAGTCAGCGAGCAGGAGAGAACCATACGCCGTAAACGAGTCATGGTCCCAGAGAAACCCAAAAATCCAGAGCGAGTCACATGAGCTAAGAGCACCGTCGTCGTGGAACGAGTCACTACTTTAGAGAGAACCAACCCATAAGAACGAGTCACAAAACCAGAAGAGAACCATCCAAGACGAACGAGTCAGGAAAATTGAGAGAGCCGTGTGTACTGAACGAGTCAATGTAGGAGAGAGAACCAAATCTCCAGAACGAGTCATAGGAAGTGAGAGAACCACAGAATCTAAACGAGTCAAGTTCGACGAGAGAACCATCCAAGACGAACGTACACCCAATAAGGAACTAACACATGAATGACAACGTCAATCACCCCAAACATTACACGAACCACCCTTCAGGGGTGGAGGCTATTGAGATCACCGAGCACTTTAATTTCAATAAAGGTAACGCTATAAAATATATCTGGCGCAGTGCAGACAAAGGTAAAGAAGTTGAGGATCTACGCAAGGCACGTTGGTATATCGACCGTGAGATTGCACGGATACTGAACAACGAGGATGAACCCCCCTTCATGAAGAGGAGTGAGGAATGAGTCCTGACTATAAGTTCGCCATGCTTGCCGCATGGCTTGAGGGCTACGCTGAAGGCTTGCCTGACTACTGCACAACAGAGAAGTTCAAGATCAAAGAAGCTGCTGAGTTGTTAATGGAAGTGTACGAGCAGCGTACCAAAGGCAATGACAGTTGGAGAGATAGAGAAGGAGATAGAGCATGAGCAGAGAAGCTATGCAGATGGCGCTTGATATGTTGAACGAGATTGCGGATGACGTGTATTGCGACCAAAAACTAGAAGGAGTCATCACCACCCTGCGCCAAGCACTTGAGACAGAGCCGGTATTTGTGGGCCAAGAATATCTTGAGCGTCGTTGGGGTGTGAGCGGGGCAACACTGGAGCGTGATCGTTCACTTAAACAAGGTTGTAAATATTTCAAGATTGGTGGAGCAATTAGGTATCGGTTGTCTGATATTGAAGCTTATGAAAACAAGTGCCTTGTGGAGACGAAAGCAAAATGAACGACCTACGAAAAGCAGCGAGAGAAGCGCTTGAGGCGCTAGAGGATGTGCCGTACATGTCAAACAAAGATGACTACGAGCGGCTAGAAAGGGTTAAAACGGCCCTGCGCCAAGCACTTGTCGATGCCGACGACACATCGCAAGAACGTGTCGATGAAACGGCGAAACAAGAACATGAGCCGGTGGCGTGGATGCACAACTTTATTGAAGGTAATGTCATCACGCACATACCAGCAGACATTGGCCGTCATCCTGAGCGATGGACTGCGCTTTACAAAGACCCTACGCCGTGCAAAACATGCGAGTCACTTGCTATGACAGTAATGAACGATCAGACATACCACGAAAAAGTAATTCCAAAGCGTGAATGGGTTGGGCTGACGGATGAGGAGATTGCACAAGGCTTAAAAGAATCTTGGGTGACTGAACAAGCGTGGCAGTCCGCTGTCTGGTGGGCTGAGGCTAAGCTAAAGGAAAAGAATCATGGATAGAGAAAACATTATCCGCATGGCGCGAGAGGCAGGAATTGGGCCTGTCTACGGTTACGAGAGCATTGAACGCTTCGCCGCCCTTGTCGCCGCTGTTGAGCGTAATGCGTGTGCAAAGGTGTGTGAGGATCGTGAAAGAGCGAATCTGTACGGCGTGAAGGAATGTGCCGCCGCCATCCGAGCAAGGAGTAAGCAATGACACCTGAAGCAAAGGTTAAGAAACGTGTACGTGCTGAACTGGAGAGACGTGATGGAGTTTATTACTTTATGCCTGCGACTGGTGGGTATGGTCGTAGCGGTGTGCCTGATATTGTCGGTTGCTTTCTCGGTAAGTTCTTTGCTATCGAGTGCAAGGCAGGTGCTGGCAAGACCACTCCCCTCCAAGATCGAGAACTCACGAAAATTATTCAAGCCGACGGCAAAGCAATCGTGGTGAACGAAGACAACATCCACCTAGTGGGTGAAATGCTAAATGAGATCCAAACCCAAGTCCTACACTCGACGTGATTCTATAGGTAGGCAGATGGAAATTGTACGTAGGCTGAAGAATCAGCACGGACTAACCATCAAGGATCTCGCAAAAGTTATGAAAGTTAGTGAAAGAACAGTGCGAAGATACATGGCACCTCTTTTAGAAAAACGAATAGTTGTAGTAAACTTTACATTCACAAACTATGTAGCCAAACGTCCTGTTTATTATTACGCAATTAGGAGAGTGAAATGAGTATTGCCAAACTTGCTGACCTTGTCACCACACTGAACGGTGTGCAAACTAAGTACAACCTGGATGAAACTGATCTGCGGATCATCAACCACATAGCATGTAACGAGATGGACGGTGGCATAAACAAGTCCACGGTTGTATCCAATATTAAGTCTATGTCTGTTGCGACGGTGTATAACAGATTAAATAAGAAGCTGATCCCTAAGAAATTTATACGTGAGACTAAGTCTAAGGATGATGCAAGAGGCAGACTGCTGTCGTCTGGCTCCAAGTCACAAGACCTCTTCACGTACCTTGGCAAACTATGAACATCATTACACTAGACTTTGAAACTTATTACGACAAAGAATACAGCCTATCAAAGATAACGACTGAAGAGTACGTTCGCAGTGAATTGTTTGAAGCCATTGGGGTAGGAGTACAAGTTAATGACGAACCGACCGTTTGGTTTTCAGGGGACCATCAGCAGACGTACGATTGGCTCCATGAGTTCGACTGGCAAAATAGCTTTCTTCTTGCTCACAATGCTGTGTTTGATGCCTCTATTCTTTCTTGGCGCTTTGATATTTACCCTAAAGGTATTCTCGACACTCTGTCTATGGCTCGTGCGTGGCACGGTGTGGATGTGGGAGGGAGTCTCGCATTTCTTGCTGAGAAGTACCAGCTTGGAAAGAAGGGAACGGAGGTAGTCAACGCGCTTGGTAAACGTAGGGCGGACTTCAGCCCTGATGAGTTAAAGGCGTACAGCGGGTACTGTATTAATGATGTCAATCTAACCCGTGCCTTGTTCGATATCTTGATTCAAAACTTCCCCACCAAGGAATTGAAAGTTATCGACACAACCATCAAGATGTTTACCGA